AGGTGAACGCGAGACCCCTATGATCTCGAGTGATCAACCGTAGATTCCATTCCCGATGCACCCAAACTCCCTCCAATTCCTGATCGACCAATTCGGCCTGGCCAACACGGCCTGGTTCATCCGCCTGATGAAACGAGGCACCCCGCCGGAGCAACTGGCCGGCTATTGCGTGCCGGATCCGCGCGACAGCCGCCGTGACGGCGTCTTCCGGGCGCTCCAATACGCCGCGTCGGTGCCGGACTCGGCGCTGCCGGAGAACATCCGCACCGCCCTGCGCCCATGACCCAACGAGCATACGCGGAACACGCCGGCCTCAGCCACGGCTACGTGAACTACCTAATGAAGAAGGGCATGCCGATGGACAGCCCGGAGGTGGCGGACGCCTGGCGGGCGCAGAACATCCGGGCCAAGAACATCCGGCGCGTGACTGACCCGGGGCCAGAGGAAGGCCCCGCCCCGGAGCAGGAAGGGCCCTACAGGCCCGCGGAGGCCTCGAACCCCATCGACACCGCCACCGCGGCCTCCGACTCGCCAGAAGGCGCCCACGAGCGCCAGCGCCTGATTGAGCTGGAGGCCTACAAATTGGCCGTCCAGGCCTTGAGTCAGCGCCGGGCTGATGCCGGGCGCCTGGTGGCGATCCATGCCGCCGCCGCCAAGAACCTGACCAGCGCCCGGGACGAGGTGACGAACCAGGCCGAGCGGGAGCGCCGGCTGGTCTCCGGCGACTGGGTGAAGCGGGTGATGCAGGAGCACGACGGGGCCGTGGCCTCCCTGCTCAAGGCGATGCCGAAGCAGCTCTCCGGGCGCATTGCACCGCACGACCCGGAGCATGCCGAGCGGGAGCTCACCCGCTGGGTGCAGGAGGTGGCGCTCAAGACCCTTCACCAGACCGATCCATGGAAAGCCTGACCGACCTGCAGCGCAGCCTGCTCGATTACCGCCGCAACCTCTACCGGCCGACCCCGCAGCAGACGGTGGTCGAATGGTCCGAGGCCAACCTCAAGCTGACGGCGCGGCAGACCGAGCACCCGGGGCCATTCTCCACCTCGGTGCGCCCCTACACCCGGGAGCCGATGGAGGACTGGAAGAACCCATCGGTCTCCGAGGTGACGCTGTGCTGGGGCTCTCAAACATCGAAAACGACCACCCTGATGGCCGGCCTGGCTTGGCTGATCGCAAACGAGCCGAGCCCGGCCCTGTGGCTGATGCCGTCGGAGAACCTCGCCAGGTCGTTCTCGAAGTCTCGATGGATGCCGATGCTCGAGGACAGCCCGGCCATGCTCGAGTGTTTCCCGGCCGAGGCCGACAAGATCACCAACCTGGAGCAGAACTTCACCCGGTCGACGCTCACCTTCGTCGGGTCCAACAGCCCGGCCAACCTGGCCTCCCGACCCGTCCGGGTGCTGATCGCCGACGAGGTGGACAAGTTCGCCGAGGCGACGGCCAAGGAGGCCGACGCCTTGGATCTGGCCGAGCAGCGCCTCAAATCGTTCTCCAGCTCGAAGGCATTCATGACCAGCACGCCGACCGTGGTCGAGGGCCGGATCTGGCAGCGCTTCCTCCGCGGCGACCAGCGCCGGTTCTACATCCCCTGCCCTCATTGCCGGGAGCCGATCAAGCTGCTGTGGCCGCAGGTGACCTGGGAGGATGCCCGGACCGAGGACGGCAAGCCCGACCTGGCCAAGATCCGGGCCTCGGCGCACTACGTCTGCCAGCTTTGCCAGGGGCGCATCACCGACGCGCACAAGGTGGCCGCCCTGCGCCACGGGCAATGGATCCCGGAGAACACCGGGGCGCTGCCCGGCGTCCGGTCCTACCACCTGTCGAGCCTCTACAGCCCCGACCGCAAATGCACCTGGGGGCATCTGGCGGTCTCATTCCTCGAGGCCAAGGCGTCCATGGCCGGCCTGCAGGGCTTCATCAACGGAACCTTGGCCGAGCCCTGGGAGCAGCAGGACGTCCAGCAGGACCGCACCGAGACCTCCCAGATCGTCCGGGTGGATGGCGGGCGCCGATACCTGACGGCAGACGTGCAGGCGGTGGCGCCTTATCTCTGGTGGGTGTGCCGTGAATGGAAGGACGGCAACAGCACCCTGGTGGCCGCAGGGCATGCCGATGACTTCGCCGCCCTCCGGCGGGTGCAGGTGAAACTCGAGGTGCACGACATGGATGTCGGAATCGACTCAGGCTTCGCCACCCAGACGGTCTATGACGCCTGCGCCGGCTATTCCACGGTCACCTCCAACCCGGTCACCTTCCCTTGCGGCCTGCGGTATCCTCCGGAAGGCGGCCTCCGCAAGCCCATGGTAATCGGCTGGATGCCATTGAAGGGCCGGGAGGTGGGCGCCCGGTTCACGACCAAGTCCGGGGCGGTGCATCCGTTCGGCATCTCGACTTCCTCCTCGATGCGAACGGATGTCGTGCAGCCGCTCCTGGTATTCGACACCGAGCACCTCCGGGAGATGCTTTCCCGGCTTCGGAAGGGCGACATCGACCGGGAGTGGGGCATCTCGGAGCCACCGACCGAATGGCAGGTCGACGGCGCCTATCTGGCCGAGCCGGACCTCTATTGGCGGCACCTCGACTCCCACCTGCTACGGCCGCAGGCCAACCGCGCGGGCCGAATCAAGCACGTCTGGCAGAAGCGGAACCAGAAGTGGCCGGACCATCTGCACGACTGCGAAATCATGCAGCTCGCCATGGTGATGCTCTGGAATGATCTGATCCCCCAGGAATCCACAACAAGCGCTTGATCTCTGCGGGTCCACCAATATGGTCCGCGCCGTGTTCACGTACACCGTGGCCATCAAGCGGGCCTATCTCCGCAGCGTCTACAGCGCCCTCGGGGGCGCCACGCTGCTGGCCGCCCTGACGGCCAAGGTAATCGCCGCGGCCTCGGCCATTGAATCCGGGCAGGTGGTGCGGTCGACGTCTTCCTCGGATGTCTCGGTGGAGTTCGCCGAGCCAGGCAAGGGCGCCCCGACCCCGTCCGAGATTGTGGAGATGTGGGAGTCTCTGATCGGCGACTACGATCTCGCCGTCGAGCTGCTTGACCAGGACGGCATCTCCAGCCCGACCGACGCGCAGATCTTTGCCAAGCTGATGGCGGAGGTGCTGGTCGCCGTCACCTCCTACGGCGGCGACTTCTCCAACTTCCGCCGCGAGGGAACCATCCGCACCGGAATGACCTGATGGGCCTGATCACTAACATCCTGTCGAAGTTCCGCTCTGCGCCCGTCGACCGCTACGAGGGCGCGACCAATAGCATTCGCCGGTCGTTCCTGGACACTTCCTACACCTCGGTCCGGTTCGACGTCACCTCCTCGACCCGGCAGCAGATCGTCCGGAAGTCTCGATTCTTCGAGCAGAACAACGCGGTGATGAACCGCCTGGGCGACCTGTTTGAGAACTACACGGTCGGCAGCAACTTCTCGGTGCAGCCCGCCAGCTCGAATCCGGACTGGAACCTGCGGGCCAAGCGCTGGTGGGATCTGTGGTGCCGCTTCCCTGACATCGGCTCCCGGCAGTCGTTCGGGACCCTGATGTCGCTGGCGGCCCGGGGCTGGTTCTACGATGGCGAGTCGTTCATCCTGCTGACCCGTGGCGAATCCGGGCGCCCTCGGCTGCAGCTCATCGAGCCTCAGCAGGTGGCGACCCCGACCGGCCAGGAGAGCCAAGCCGACATCTTCGACGGCGTCCGGTTCGATCCCAAGACCGGCCGGGCCCTGGCCTATTACATCGGCCAGGAGCAGCAGCAGGGGCAACTCAGCGACATCCGGTCGATCTCCTCGGATTCGATCATCCACATCTTCGAGGCCCAGCGGGCCGGCCAGCTCCGGGGGCTGCCTTTCGTCGCCTGCGTGATCAACGACCTGCACGACCTGGACGACCTGCAGCGCCTCGAGATGGAGTCCTGCAAGCTGGCCTCCAGCGTGGCCCAGATCATCAAGACGAGTTCGGGCGAGGTGCAGGCCACGAGCCTCCGATCCGGCGTGGCCGGCAGCCAAGGCACCGCCCAGACCTACTACGAGAACATCTTCGGTTCGACGGTCAAGGTGTTGAAGTCCGGCGACGAGTTCGAGCAGTTCCAGGCGGACCGCCCCAACGTCAACATGCGGGAATACTGGCGCAGCCTGACCGAGAAGGTGTGCGCCGGCGTCGGGATTCCTTACGTCCTGGTCTTCCCGGAGGGCATGCAGGGCACGGTCTACCGTGGCGCCCTGGACATGTCGTCGGTCTGGTTCCGTAGCCGCCACCAGGTGATGGCCTCGGCCGCCCGCCGGATCTGGGAATACGTAATGGAATACGCCATCCGCGTCGACCCGACCCTGCAGGATTCGCCGGACGACTGGTACGAGGTGGCGATCCAGGCGCCCCGGGCGCCCAACGTCGACGTCGGGCGCAACTCCGCGGCCCAGCTTGCCGAGCTGGAGGCCGGCGTGACCACCTACGACGAGATCTATGGGGCCCGCGGCATCGACTGGCGGTCGGCCCTCGAGGCGAAGGCACAGCAGGCCAAGCACATCCGGGACCTGGCCAGTAAATACGGCATCGACGTCTCCGAGATCTCGGTGGCGCAGAAGCAGCCAATCGCACCGGAGCCGGCCCTGCCTGTGGTCGAGGACACGCCCTCGGGCGAATCGCTGCCGGAGCCCATTCCTGCAGAACCGCCCGGGCAAGTTATTGCCAAGGCGCCGGCAAGGCGCAAACTGAAGGCGAAGAAGAAACATGACTAAGGTCACCAACTGGCTTTCCTACAGCCCGCGGGCCTCGGCCCACGAGCCCGCCATGCTCCAGATCTTCGACCAGATCGGCGAGGACTGGTTCGGTGGCTCTGGCGTCTCGGCCAAGGCGTTCGCCGACGCCCTGCAGTCGGTCGGGCCTGGCCCTCTGGTGGTTGAGATCAACAGCCCGGGCGGCAACGTCTGGGACGGCCTGGCCATTTACAACATGCTCCGGGGCCGGCAGGCGCCGGTGACCACCCGGGTGGTCGGCATCGCCGCGTCCATCGCCTCGATCATCGCCCTGGCCGGCGACGATGTGGAGATCGCCGAGGCGGCGCTTTTCATGATTCACGACCCGTCCGGCATGGTGGCCGGAACCAGCGGCGACATGCGGAAGATGGCGGACGCCCTCGACCAGCATGCCGAGGTGCTGGCCGGGATCTACGCCAAGAAGACCGGGCGGACGACCGATTCGATCCGCGCGGCAATGAAGGCCGAGACCTGGTTCACCGCGGGCGAGGCGATCACCTTTGGCCTGGCGGACCGTTCCACCGAGCAGCTCGCCATGGCGGCCTGCTGGCATCCGCGGGCTGTGACCAAGACCGCCCCTCCGGCGGTCCGGGAGGCCCTGGACAAGGGCATCAAGCAGGTCGAGCAGGGTCTCGGTGGCGAAGGCCTCGAGCCCGTGACCATCCGCGAGGCCTACAGCCTCAAGGCCGGCGAGGCGCCCACAGAGGCGAAGATCCGTAAGGCAAATGCCTGGTGGGGGCGCAACGAGCGCTTCCTCGAGGCCGAGCCCGATAGCCCGGCCGACGTGGCCGCCAACCTATGGGGCGGCGCCGCGGGCCGCGACTGGTTCCGGGCCCTCTACGCCCAGCTCGAGCAGGAAGAGCTCGAGGAGGCCGAGGAGGAATCAATCGACGACAAGATTTCGACCGGCAGCACTTCCGCTGCCGTCGATGGCGCGACAACCGCGCCGACATCACAGACACCA